GTAATTTTCGAGAGAAGATTGCTAAGAAGAAAGTGTATAAGGGAAATAGGGATCAGTCAGGCAAGCCTTGGCATTACAAGAACCTCCTCTCCTACATGAAGGTAGCTTACACCACTATAGTTGTTGAGGGGATGGAGGCTGATGATGCTTTGTGCACAGAGCAAGTAATCAATCAACAACTCATAAGTAATCTTTTTTACTCTGGCCCTAGGGTGGAAACAATCATTTGCACAAGGGATAAAGACCTTAGGCAGTGTCCGGGCTGGCATTTTGGATGGGAACTAGGGAATCAACCTCAATTTGGCCCTGAGTTTGTAGAGGGATTTGGGTATATCTCGTTGTCTGATGACAACAAGAAGTTGAGAGGAGTGGGGGATAAATTCTTCTACGCTCAACTCATCATGGGAGACCCTGTAGATAACATCCCCGGAGTGCCTAAGCTTGGCCCCAAGGCAGCCTTTGACATCCTCGGTAATACCCAGACAAGGGCAGAGGCAGAGAAAGCCGTTGTAGGGGCTTATATGGCCTGCTATGGGGATTTGTGGAGGGAGGAGATGCTAGAGCAAGCTCAACTCCTTTGGATGGTAAGAGAGTTGGATGAGGAGGGTAAGCCTGTTATGTGGAGGTTCTTAGATGAATGACGATGATGATGAATTTGCTAGGTATCTAGCTTCTCATCTAATATCCGATGATGCTGGTTATTTTAAAGCATTTGATGGGTATGCATATCAGGATGAGAAACGGCTCTATGAGATAATCAAACGATTCATGGAAACATTTTTTTAATGTATAACAATGGTAAATGGACAGAAGCCAGATTTACAAGCTTTATCAAATCAGCTTTACGCTCTGCATCACAACGCTGGCCTCCAAAGTTCTCTGCTCTCTCAGACGCCAAGAGAGGTAAGAGAATTAATCAAGCATCTGGTAGGCTTGCAGAACACTACCTTTGCGCAGCTTGTGGAAACACATTTCCAGCTAAAGAAGTACAAGTGGATCACATACATCCTGTTATTGATCCTGATACTGGCTTCACTTCATGGGATGATGTAATTGTAAGGATGTTCTGCGAAAAAGAAGGATATCAAATCCTCTGTAAGCCTTGTCATAAGGCTAAGAGTAACACCGAAAGGTGTCTAGCTAAAGAAAGAAAAACAATAAATGACGCAAGCAACTGACTTTAAGGGTTATTCCCTGTTTAATGACATCGAAGATGCTACTCTCCGTAATCGTAATCGTGCTGTAATCCTTGCTAACATTGCAGAGACTTACACTAAGCAGAATAAGATTACACCTAAAGGTGCAAGCCTAATGGTTGGATATTTTGAGTCTATCCCTAAAGACGAGCGTAAGACAGTTCATCAGCAGTTCTTAGTGAATATGGTGGAGAGGGGTTATGGGGTTAAATAACTCTGCATTAGATGTTCAAATAGGCGGAAGTCATTATAAGGATTTTAAGATTCAACCTATTGAGTTCATCCATGCTAATAATCTCCCTTACTGTGAAGCTAATGTAATCAAATACGTATCCCGTTGGAAAACTAAGAATGGCTTAGCAGACCTTCTAAAAGCTAAGCATTACATTGACCTCTTGATTGAACTTGAAGGTTTAAATAAAGGAACCACAAATTGAGTAAGATTCTTGTAATCCCTGATTGCCAAGTTAAACCCGGTGTAGATACTTCCCACCTTGAGTGGATTGGTCAGATGATTGTTGATAAGCGTCCTGATGTCATTGTGCAGATTGGTGATTTTGCTGATATGCCTAGTCTCTCTTCCTATGATGTAGGTAAGAAGAGCTTTGAAGGTCGTCGTTATCGTGATGACGTAGATAGTGTTATTGAAGCACAAGGAAAACTTCTTCACCCTCTGTTTAACCTACAAGAACAACAGATCATTAACAAGAAGAAAGTTTATAATCCACGTTTGGTAATGACTTTAGGAAATCACGATGAACGTATTAATCGGGCTGTCAATGACGATGCTAAGCTTGATGGTGTTCTATCAATTGATGATCTGCAATATCAAGAGTTTGGTTGGGAAGTTTACCCTTACCTTGCTGTTGTTTCTATCAATGGTGTCTGCTTTAGCCATTATTTCACAAGTGGTGTGGCTGGAAGGCCAGTTACAAGTCCTAATGCTCTTATCACAAAGAAGCATGTCTCCTGCGTAATGGGTCATGTTCAGCAGGACGGTATTGCTAGTCAATACACTGCTGAAGGTAAGCGTATCACTGGTCTCTTCTCTGGTGCTTGCTACCTGCATGATGAAGACTACATGGGGCCACAAGGGAATGTACATTGGAGGGGTGTCTGGATGCTGAATGACACGCATGATGGAGAGTTTGAACCAATGCAAGTTAGTCTCAAGTACCTTCAGCATAAGTATGGCTAAAACTTTCCTTATTGCGGATACACACTTTGGTCATGCCAACATTCTAACCTTCTTGCGTCAAGATGGAAGCCCTCTCCGTGGGGGTTTCCATAACATCCATCATCATGATGAGGTGTTGATGGAGAACTGGAATAATGTTGTCAAGCCTGAAGACAAGGTGTATCACTTAGGGGATGTTGGATTTAAGAACTTTGAGTATATGAAGCGAGTGTTTGATTATTTGAATGGTACAAAAATCCTCATTAAGGGAAACCATGACAATCTCAAGCTTAGTCAGTATGCTCAAATGTTCAAGGATGTAAGGGCTACGCACACTCTGGATAAGTTTGTGCTTAGCCACATCCCTCTGCATCCAGACAGCATGTATCGGTGGATTGCCAACATTCATGGTCATGTACATGCAAACAGTTTAGCTTCTAACCAGTATGTAAATGTGAGTGTTGAGGCTATCAATTACACCCCTGTTAACTTTGAGGAAATTCGTGAGAGATTTAATGGATAAAGAGATTCGACACAATGCATTATGGAATTGTCAAAACCCTAATCAGGGCGACTTTAAACGAGTCTTATGTGTATGTTCTGCTGGTCTTCTACGCTCTCCTACTATTGCTTATGTTCTAAGCCAACATGGATATAACACCCGTGCTGCTGGCGTCCATGACTATGCCTTAGTCGAGGTTGATGATGTACTGATTCAATGGGCTGACATCATTATATTTGCTGCTAAGGAACATCATAAGTCTCTTAAGGATTACAACCTGCAGGTTAAAGAAGTGCATGTCCTCAACATCCCTGATGCGTATCAGTTCCGTGATCCAAAGCTGGTAGAAATCATTACTGAAAAGCTAACTGAGATTGGACTAATTAATGTCTGATAATCACAAGCTATATGACCTAGCTCTACGGGATAAGCTGATGTACCCTACCCTTGCATTTGGTTCAGCAGGTACAGGGAAAACTTATGGAGCAGTGAGGGCCGCTTATGAGGCTCTCTCTGCTAAGAAGTTCCAGCAAATCATCATCACTCGCCCTAATGTATCCTTTGCTGAGAAGAGTGGCTTTCTTCCCGGCACTGAGCGAGAAAAGATGGAGCCTTGGATTCGTCCTATCCTGCAGACAATGGATGCATTCTGTCCTCGTAGCTTAACAGTGAAATGGGAGCAAGAAGGGAAACTCACCTTCTACCCCCTTGAATACATCCAAGGGATGACCTTTGACAAGAGCTTCATCATTGTTGATGAATGTCAGAATATCACCTTCGATCAGCTTAAGGTATTGCTAACCCGCACTGGTAAGTATAGCAAGATTGTTCTATGTGGGGATGTAGCTCAGGTTAGTCCTAAGTTTCAAGGGAGTGGCTTAGCTCAGCTTATTAAGATGGTAAACCATTTTGATATGCCTGTACATAGGATTGAGTTCAATAGAGATGACATCCTCAGAAGTCCTCAGTGTAAGATGTGGATTGAGAAGTTTGAAGATTGGGAGAAAGTAAATGTTTAAGATTGGTAATAAGGATATGGAGCGAGTTCATATCAATGGGGTAGACCGACATTTCTACATCAATGGTATCATCGAAGACGAAGATGACTTTGTTGATTTGATTGATTGTCTCTATCAAGGCAAGCCTAATGAAAACATCTACATTCACCTGAATACTCCCGGTGGCCGTCTTGACATCACTATGCAGCTTCTCAATGCTATCAAAGCTTCTGAAGCCACTGTAGTTGGTATCGCAGATGGTCAAGTGATGTCTGCTGGAAGCATCATTCTCTTTGCTTGCCCTAATATCTCAATCATGCCCTACAGCTACTTGATGATGCATGATGGTAGTGAAGGTCTTGGTGGCAAGATGAATGAGAACATTAAACAAGCTATCTTCACTCAAGCTCTGCTTAAGAAGATTTACATGGACGTATATCAGCCCTTCTTCTCTGTAGAAGAAATTGAAGGCATCTTAGGTGGTAAGGATATGTGGGTGTCTGCTGAAGACATCATGCAACGTGTTCAGAATGTTGTAGAGCAAGCTGAAGCTGTTGTAGAAGCTCCTAAGCGTAAACGGAAGGGAAAAAATGCAGAAGAACAGATTCAAGAGTGATCTAGGGGAGAATGTCTTCCGCTTCAAGTATGCCCAAGGCCCAGATGATAATTGGGATCAAGCTGCTGAGCGTATTGTAGAAGATGTCTGTGGAACACGATGGGGCACACAACAAGCCCTCATGTCAACTGATGAGAGGAAACAGCTTGCAGAATACATTAAAACAATGGCTTTCATACCAGGAGGCCGTTACATATACTATGCTGGTAGGCCTAACTCTTACTTCAACAATTGCTACTTGCTTCGTGCTGAGCACGATACAAGGGAAGAATGGGCAGACCTCGCAAAGAGGAGCACTTCATGCCTAATGACAGGGGGTGGAATTGGTGTGGACTACTCTGTTCTCCGTGCCAAGGGCAAGCCTATCCGCAGAACGGGAGGTGTGTCTTCAGGACCACTTTCCTTGATGAGCATGATAAACGAGATTGGCAGGAACGTTATGCAGGGAGGGAGCCGGCGTTCTGCAATATATGCATCGCTAAATTGGAAGCATGAAGATATTCCAGATTTTCTTAAAGCTAAGAATTGGTCTGAGCAGATTAAGAATCTGAAAGCAGAAGATTTCAACTTTCCTGCTATGCTGGATATGACCAACATCTCAGTTAATTACGATGATGACTGGTTGTATAGCGGCTCTGCATTCAGTTCTGAATTTGAGCATAGTGCTATTAGGGCAGTGAGTCCTACATTCTTAGCGAATTGTAGGCAAGCAATGGAAACAGGAGAGCCGGGCTTCTCCTTTAATTTTGGAGAGAAGCAAAATGAAACGCTTAGGAATGCATGTACTGAAGTTACGAGTGAGGATGATTCTGACGTATGCAATCTTGGCTCAGTCAATCTTGGCGTTGTCAGTTCTCTGGAAGAACTCAAATCTGTGGTATCGCTGGCATCAAAGTTCCTCGTCTGTGGAACCCTACGCGCTAGTCTTCCATACGAGAAAGTTTATCAAGTCCGAGAGAAAAACAGACGACTTGGCCTCGGCCTCATGGGTATTCACGAATGGCTGCTGAAAAAGGGCTATGGCTATGAGGTGGTTCCGGAACTCAAGGAATGGCTTGAAGTATACAGGAGTGAATCGGAGAAGTCAGGAAGAGAGCATTGTGACCGATTCTATCTCTCCCATCCTAAAGCCTTCAGGTCTATTGCTCCAACTGGCACTCTTGGTATTCTTGCTTCTACTACTACCGGCATTGAACCTCTTTTTGCTGTTGCTTATAAGCGTCGTTATGTTAAGGATGGTACTCGTTGGCATTATGAGTATTGCGTTGACAGTACAGCAGATATTCTTATCAAGCAAGGTATTGATCCTGAGAAAATTGAAACAGCTTACAAACTAGGAAGTAACTATGAGCAGCGAATTAAATTCCAAGCTGACATCCAAGATTATGTCGATATGTCAATCTCAAGCACAATTAATCTACCTGCTTGGGGGACGAAAGATAACAACGAAGAGAAAGTTACGCATTTTGCGCAAGTCTTATCAAAGTATGCTCCTCGACTTCGTGGATTTACAAGCTATCCAGATGGAAGTAGGGGTGGACAGCCTCTCACTGAAGTGCCTTACTCCGAAGCTATCAAGCACAAAGGAGTAGTTTACGTCGAGAATGACATCTGTGAAATCGGAGGGAAAGGTGGTTCATGCGGGGTGTAAGGTATGCACTAAATGCGGTACACTAACACCACTTGTCGACTTCTGGAAACAAAAGAAAGCAAAGGATGGTCTTAATACTTGGTGCAAATCTTGTATAGTCAGAGGTCTGCTGCTTGCTACACGAAAGAGGAAGCAAGAGGCAATACAGTTACTTGGAGGTAAATGTGTAGTTTGTGGTGGTGTTTTTCACCAGTCTGCGTATGACTTTCACCATACTGACCCTAAAAAGAAAGAGGGAGGTATTGCTAAACTCCTACAATCATACTCCCTTACCCATCCAAAAATATTAACTGAACTCTCGAAATGTATTCTAGTTTGTTCCAATTGTCATAGAGAATTACATTCGAGAAGCTATGATGATCTAGAAATGAAAAAGGCCAGCTAGATTTCTCTAGCCAGCCTTAGTGTATTGCTTAAGGGCTACTCCTAACGGGGTGGCCCTTTTTTATTGCCTAAATTTCTTAGGCTACGGTGTTAGCAAAGGGAGTAGCTTCAGTTCCAGCAGCATCCCCAACAATCTTCACAAACCACAGATTAGCAGCCAAGCCTTCAATTTCAATCTCTTGACCAGCCATACCACCAGTGCTATTACCAGTACCAAGCATATCAATGGTGTCTGCAGTGTCAGCCGCAATAACAGGCCAACGAACAACCGTATTATCAGTGTTATTACCCATCAAGGCATAACCAATCATAATGTCAGCGCCAGTGGCAGACTTAATGGTGGCAGCACCAGTGAAGGTAGTCTTAACAATAAAGCGGAATTTCAAGCCAGCAGCAGCAGCAGGAAGGGTTACAGCAATACCAGCCGCTAAGTCCAATACAATCGTCCGATTCCCGTGAAGAGCTTCAGTGACAGTGAGAGTGGATGCCGTAGCATTCACTATACGAGTGTTTGTATCTGAAACTCGGGTGAGTTCCCCGGTGGAAACACCAAGGGAAGCACTAATCATATTACCAAATTCAGCCCGATCTACAGCATCATGTGCAACAATACCCATTTATTTCTCCTATTAAAATTGTAATACAATTAACTACCTTTTGGCCTACCACCTGTGCCAAGGTTCTTCTTTCGATTAGCTGTACGGCCAATCACCCTCAGATTGCTCTCACTGTTATTCAGCTTACCACGGGCTTTGTGCTTAACGTGATCGACTTCTTTGCCATCACCTTTATGCACCTTGCCAGCTTTCTCCATACGACGCCTAGCTGTATTACGCTGGACACGTCTGTTCTTCTGCTCTTCCGAACTGTTAAACTTACGCTTAGCTATAGAAGCTTTCTTAGCGCCTTTCTTGTACTCTCCGCGTTTAGGCATTATTTTCCTTTCTTCTTAGCTAATAAAGCTTCTAATAAGAGTTGCTCCCTCTCATCAGCAGAGAGCTTCTTCCCTTTAATCACCTTAGCAATATCCTCAGTGTTTCCAGTGATTGAATGGAGAATGCTAGCGAATGTGGCATCAGTCATTGTCTCAGTAATCTTCTTACCACCAACTTTAATGACACCAGCAGCGGCTATTCCCTTCCCTCCGGGAACCAGATTAAGAGGATCAGCTAACATCTCTCCTGCTGTAGCTAATGCAGAGCTTGTTCCTACTCCTGCACCAGCAGCTAGAGCTAAGTCTTGCACTCCCTCACCAGCAGCTTTAGCAAATGCACTAGCATCATCTAAGATAGTACCAACTTCTGTAGCAGCTAATGGCTTTCCTTTAGGGGAAGACACAGGCTTCATAGAAGAAGCTGGAAGAATCTTCCTGATGTAAGGGAGGGTTTCTTTAGGTTGAGGCAGGTGATCTTGCCAATTCCCTCCAAAGCGTTCTGCTTTCCCTATAGCTTTATCAATGGTCCCAAATCCAGCATTATATCCAGCTATAGTTTTCTCCCAATCCCCAAACTTCTTGTATCCAGCTTTAAGCATATCAATAGTGAAACGCTTATATTCTTCAGGAGAATGATCTTGTAGGGGTTTAATCCCATATCCGGGGGCTTTAGCGGTATCAGGTTTAATCTGAGTGAGTCCTAAAGCCCCCCTCTTAGATTTAAGAAGTTCCCCTGTCTTTTCATCAATGTGGACACCTCTACTCTCAGCTTGGATGAGGGCAGGGAGAAGGCTCTCTGCTGTAATCTCCCCACTAGAGGGCTTTACAGCCTCTGCAGGAGGAGCAGGGGCTTGCTGAGGGGTAGCCTTAGCCTTCCAGTCTTGAGCCCAAGGGAGAGCCTTCTGGACGGCTTCTGAGGCATTCCCTACAGCTTGCTCCACTCCCTGCTTTACATCATTCCATGTTTGTTCCCAAGGACTAGGCATTATTGGCTTTCAGGTTCTTTAATCCAATTACTCTTGGATTTAACATTACCACCAATATACTTGTAGCCATCCACCACTTGACCAACCTTCAGCCTAGCAGGATCAGGAAACATATTAGGAAGAATCTGATGCTTATTAGCTTCCCAATATTTGTCATAGTTGGTGTGACCTTCCATATGGGCACCAGCTTTCACAAGCTGATTCACCACTTTGGTATTGGTCTCCATCTGCTGTACGAAATGGTCACGATCATGTGATTCCATCGGGGTCATCCACATACCCTTAGCTGCTTCTGCAGATACCTTCCCATTCTTCCATTGGAAATCAACAATGTCCTTATATGCTACATCATTCTTACCAGAGGTGTCACGGAAGGGTTCTTCTAAGCGTTTCTCTAAGCTCTTGGAGATAGAATTCTCATACATCAAGCTGAACACTTTATTAGCAGCTTGAGCAGCTTGACCATCAATCTTTCCATAGGAAATAAGCTTAGCATACTCAGGACTAGCAATGAAGTTGAAAGAAGCAGAGAGTTGTTCAGGCTTCAGTCCAGTGGAAGCTGCCTTACCAACCTGTGCAAGCACATTGTTAGCGGCATGACCAAGTTGAGTCTTAGTTGCTTCTGCATCAGGAACCTTACCAGATTCAATAGCAGATACTTGAGATTTCAACAGATCAAACGTAGCAGGTTCAGTGTCAGCTCTACCAACAACTTGCGGAGCATTCCCACCAAACTCAAGAGTGAGCCTAGTGATGCTATCCCTAGCTGCTGTATTAGCATTCAAGAAGGTAGCAGGGAGATTACCATTAAACACCTTAGACATCCCATAGAATGCTTTATTCTCAGGGGACGCTAAGGTGGTAAGCATAATCTTAGTCTGTAGAGCCTTAAGCTGATTCTCAGCAGCAGCACCAGCAGTTTTGCCCTCAATCTGATCCATACCAAGCTGCTTAGCTTCATCAAAGAGAGCCTTATATGTACGACCAAGCTCAGGATGAAGAGCACTAGCAGATGCAATAGCTCGTTCAATATTGGAGAAAGACTGAGTGAGCTTCATCTTACCACCGTTGATATCCCCTGTCCTAGCTGTCTCAGCAGCAATAGCTTGAGCATTCAGGAAGGCTGCATCAAGATGACTATCAGCAATAGTGGAGAGAAGCTGTACAGACTCATTCTTAACCCTAAAGTCAAAAGCTTGTCTATCTTCAGCACTAGCTGAACGCATCTCGGCTTTTTGCTTAACTAATGTACTGAATTCAGCTTCAGCTTTCCGAGATACTTGAAAGGCTTTCAACTGAGCATCAACAACAGGAGCAGGAGTGTTCAAATCAATCGGATAGCCAGATTTCACTGCACTACCGATAGCTTCTTTACGAGCATCCTTAAACATCTGCCTATCATCTTTGGCTTCACCTAAGTCAGTGTATTCAAAGAGGGTTTTGTTCACCTTAGCAAAGTCTTCTGCTAAGTGGGGATAGGAAGCAGCATACTTAGAGAAATTAGACCTAGCCTTAGCTCCTGCTTCTGCTAAAGAACCCCCTTGAGCAACAGAGTCATTCAAGAGGGTTTGGCTACGAGTAAACTCAGCTACAATAGCATTCTGTTGATCTAACGCTGCTGCTTTCTTCTGATCTGCTTCATTCTTAAGAAAGGTGGTCGCTAGACTAGCAACTACAGGCACCCAAGGGTTAGGGAAATCTGTACGATTGTCATGCACAGGGGCAATAACCTTTGCACCAGAGGCAGACGGAGCAGCTAGATTTACATTGAAATCTGCCATTATTTACTTTCCTTTATAGTTTGGATTTGTCTCTGCATATCATCAAAGAGTTGTAGAGATTTCTTGTAGTCTTCATCAACCATACCAAGCTGTCTAGCATTAGCCATGCTCTTGTTAGCATCAGAGAAGTTACCTGATTCAACAATGTCACGCATAAGGGTGTCTTTACGATCAACCATATCCTTAGCTAAACGCTTGTTAAACCATTCTTGAGCTTTGAAGTCATCCTTGTAGATGAGCTTAACTGCTCCTAATACTTTCTCAACAGCTTCAGGATCACTCACCTTAAGCTTAGAATCACGGGTGAGAACACGGATATAAGAATCATATACCTTCTTATAATCAGCTTCCCTGTCCTTGTCATTCTGATGGATTTCTTTAATGGCTGCCCATTCAAAGACTTCCTTCTGACTCTTGAATCCTAAGACTTGTGCAGCAGCATACGTCCAGTTGGCATCATCAAGAATCACACCA